TTTTGAGGAATAGAAATAATAGTATTATTTATTTTAAAAGATAACTGATTAGTATTATTACCTGTATAAGTTAAAATATCATCTAATATAGTAATTTGATATTTATTTTCTTGTTCTATCCCTTTTAATACACAATTTATTGGTGCTAATGGTGTATAAGAAACTTTTAATTCTTTTATTTCTTCTATATTATATAATTCTATATAACCTGTAACATAAGAAATTTTATAATCAAGACCTTCTATTAAAATTTTAGTTTTATATTCTATAGTTTTATCTTCATTAATAACTTTATATTTAGCATTTATTATTACAGAACCTACTAAAATAGGATAAGATTTTAATCTTAATGTAAATAAATCTACTTTTTCATCTTCTATATCTTCACCTTCTACATAATAAGAAATTAAAAAAGCTTCATCTTTTTTAGGTGTAAAATTTAATTTAAAAGCCCCAGATTCTAAATCTATTATAAAATCTTTATCTTTTATAAGAGTATTTTCATCATTATCTTCAAAATATAAAGCATAATCTATTCCTGGTATATTTGTTAAATTACCTATAATTACATCTTCTTGATTTTTAACATCTTCTTTTTTTACTCCTTTTATAACACTAAAACCATCCCAATATAATTTTTTAGGATATAATATACCACTAATAAGGGACTCTCTATTAATATGACTAATAAAACTTAAAGTACCCGCTTTATTATTTAATAAATAATTAAAATTAATGTTTTTTATTTCATCTTTTATTTTAATATTAAAACTATTATCAGGTAAAATATCTTTTATAGATTCTACTACTTCAGTACCTTCATATTCTTTCTTTTTTATAATTTCAAGATTACCATTAAAAGAACTATCTATTAATTTTTGTTTTTCTTCTTTTATACTATCTAAAAATTTTAAATAAGCTACTTTTCTATCTTCATATGGAGGATAAGGATATTTAATATCATTTCCATTATCATAGTTGATTATATAATCTTCAAATTCTTTTGCTTTTATAAAATCACTGTTATTTTTACTAATATATACTTGTAAACTTTCATGTGGATATGGTATTGGATCTATTGCAACATCATAAATATTTGTAGTATTATTATTAACAAGAATTTTTTGTGTATTAGAAATAATATTTAAATCAGATCCTTTTTTTGAAACTCCTTCTTGAAATTGAATTTTTATCCCATTATCTAATTCAAAAGATTCTTTAGTAGCTATATAAGGTTCTGAAAATTGTATACCCGTTACTCCCCAATATCCAATATCATCTATATATATAATATTTTGATCTGCTTTTTCATATTTTACACTATCTAATTTAACTTTTCTGATATAACATAATTCATTTCTAATATCAGGAATTTCTTCATTCTCTTTTACATATTTTTCTACTAAATACAATTTTTTTTCATTTATATTTATACCTGTTACTGTATAATATTTACTTTCTCCTTCTACTCTAAGAATATCATTATTAACAATATCAATAGGACCTGTATAATTAGAAATAACTTCACTATAATTAGTAAGGGTACCTATTCCTCTTAAATCATTACCTATTAAAGAAGCTTGAATTAAATATTCTTTTTCTATACCTGTTTCACCTGTTTTTACTATTTCTTCATTTTCAGGATTTATTTTTAATGTTCGAGTATTAGAATTGTTTTTAATATTTATCCTAGCTCCTCGAACTACTGAATCTTCTAAGTATAAAGATTTTAAATTAAAAACATCCATATTTACAAAAATTCCTTTTTAATTTATTTGAATATATATTGCTGGTATACCTGTAACAGTTATAGGAGGTATAGGAGATACAACTCCTGTAACAACTACAGGTACTTGTACCATTGTTCTTAAATGATTAATTATACCAAAAGCTATACAACTACAAATATTTTTACTATCTCTTCCAATAAAATTTTTTTGTAACATATTCATAGATAATAAATTAAATAATGCATTTTCGTTTATAGCAGTAAAATTTCCAATACCTCCCCCCACACCTACTCCTACTACAGAACCTATTACTGATATACTTAATAAAGAAGTACATATACCTTTAGAAATAGCATCAAAAAATTTTTTTAAATCTACTCCATTAAATCCAAACATTAAAGCTTTATTATACATAAAAGTACTCATATTATAAAAAGATAATCCTGTTATACCCGTATTAGTAATAGTTCCCGAAGCACCACTAGAACCAGATAAAAAACAAGATATAATATTAGGAGTCTTTAAATAAATAGATAAACTATTACCTATTACTTCTGATAATTTAAAAATATCTCTACCTTTAAATCCTATTAGATTTAATTGAGTAAAAATAGATGAAGAAATTAATGTAGAATTTAATGCCATAATTATTATGAAGTAGCAGTTACAGATAAAGAACCCTTTAAAGGAGCTCCTGTTATATAATCTAAATGTGTTTTATCTGTTACAACACCTCCAGAAATACCCCGTCCTTTTAATGCTATTACTCCTCCTTCTATATCAATATTAGAAGTTTTAGAAGTTTTTATAGATATATTCATATTAGCAGCTATTGTTAAAGAACCATTTTTAGTACGAATAGTACCTTGACCCGTTTGTGTAGATAAAGAAAAATTCCCAATTTTAGTAGAAATATCATAATTACCCGAATTAATTTTTACATTTTTATTACCTACTCTTATTTCTTCTTCTATAGATCCTACATTAAGAGACACTTTTTTATTTCCTGTATTATTTATTTTTTCTATAATATCTCCTTTAGGAGAATTAATTATTAATTCATTACTTCCTGAAATAATAATAGTTCTTCTATTTCCATAAGACTCATTTTTTTCTTTAATAACTTTTTCTGTAAAAGCATCTCCTACTACTATATTATAACCATTACCTATTTGAAGAGTAGAAGCACTATTTATTTTTTCTACTTTAGCCCCTTTTATATGAACTTTATTAGAACCATTTATAATTTCTTCTGAAGTACCTTCTACTTCTTTTCTTTCAAATCCACCTATTTTTTCTATTTTATAATATTTTCTAATATTATTTATTTTTTGATCTTTATTATCAAAATCATATAAATCAGAAACTAATTCGGAACCATACATAAAAAATACAGATTTACTCGTTCTTATATCTATACTTCTATTACTATAAGGATTTCCATCTCTTTCATTATGAGCCCCTACTATCCATTTTATACCTCCTGTAGTATGCATATCCCAAGAACAAGCATATCTTGTATCATGTCCCCATACTTCTTTTTTATTACCCCTAGCTAATATAGACATTGATCTTCCTTTACCTAAACCGCCCCCTGTAGTAGAAGGAAGATACTGATATAAATGACCTTCTTTATCTATTCCTATAAAAGAACCTAATGAAGGATCTACTTTATTAGGTTTATATAAAACAATAGCAGCAGCATGTGTATCTATTTCTTCTCCAGAAATAGGTTCTAATAAAAAATTTCCTTCTATATCATCAGGATCTGTAAATAAAATAGGTTTTAAAACTTTACCATAATTAGTATCATTAGGATTATTTCCTACATAATTACCTAAACAAAAAATAGCTATAGGTTTTCTTATATCTTTATTACTACTAAAATTTACATCATTTATAGGTTTTGTACCGAATCCCTTATCTTCTACTTCTAATAAATATTCTATTAAATAAGGATCTGTAGATTCATTAGAATTAAAAGGTCTAATTACATATGAAGATTTTCCTTTTATTTCTACATCTTTAAAAACATTAGGTAATTCAGATAAATAAGAACTATTAATACTATTTCTTCTAATTATTCCAGCATTTCGCCAAATCCCACTACTAAACAAATAATTATTATTAGAAGTAGATATTATAGAATTATCTATAGGTCTTAAAATAAAATTATTTCCTGTACGATCATCTATCATTAATTCATCCGATAATAATATTTCTATACCATCTTTAGAACCTAAAGCTAACCACCCTTGTTCTAATTTTTTTAATCTAAAAAAATATTCATTTTTATTTTGTATTTTTATATTATCAGGATAAACTTTAACATTTCTATTTTCTAAACCAAAAGGATAATGTGGTAAATATGCTATAGGTATTAAATCATTTTCTTGTTTTGCTAATAATACTATAGATCCTTCTTCTGGGGTTGCTTGAATAAAACTAGATATTCCTGCATAAGGTTGAGTTATATTAACTACTAAACCCATACCTAAATTTCTTCTTAAATTAACTATCATTTTTTGACGATCAACATCTACTTTTACTACATCCCCTATTAAAAAAGTAGTATCTTCTTGTGCTCTTGCACTTAAAGTAGGTTTTTCTCCTTTTACTATTTTCCTACCTGGTAAATTTATATAATTTTTATCCATATTTTAATCCTTTTTATCCACTATAACTAGATTCATTTTGATTAGATTCTTTTGTACAAGGATCAGCTATATTAAAAGCCATTCTAGAATAAATCATAGCAGCATTTTCTACATTAATAATATTTTTATAACCTTCTTTAGTTTTATCTTCAAATAACATTGGTACTGATTGTAAATTCTGTTGTTGTTTTGTATCTTCTAAAGAATTTCTTCGCTTTTCTAAAACTTTTAAAAATTCTTCAGTATTTTTTTGATCTGCTTCATTTGCTATATTAACATCAGAAGTATACATATCATAAACAGTACTAGTATCAAATTCTTCAGGTATCCCAGAACTATTAAGTATAATCTTAGTTTCTGCTTCTTTTACTTCTATAAAATTAGTCATATCTTTTACTTCACCATTTTCTACTAACATTAAATTTGCACCATAAGAAAAAGCTCCTATATGTCTATAACCTAACTTATCTGTAAAAGGAACAGAAGTATCTGTAATCATAACTAACTCATTAGAAATATAAGCAGATTCTTCATTAGAATTAATTATTTGTTCATATACTTTTTGATTAATTTTAGCTCTATCTATTTTCCATAATCCTAATAACCCATAACCTTCATATACACCGCTTTGTACAGCAATTAATTGTTTTTTATATTCATTTATTCTTCTATCTACGTCTTTATATGTCCAATCTTCAGATACAAGTTCTCCTGATTTTAATTGTGGAGATGCTTCTGTGAGTATAGATATTTTTTGTTCTATATCTTTTACATAAGATTCTTGAGTTTTTATTAATTCTGCTATTTCTGTTTCTTTATTTCTTAATACACAAGCATATAAAACATCTCCTAATTCTGAATCTGGTAAACCACTATTACCATCATCAAAAACTCTTTCTCGTCTAAATTGAAAAGATATTTCAGTAGCTGCTGAAGAACCAAAAGTAATATTATGATTTAAACCCGTAATATAATAATAAGTATCTATATGTTCTATATATATAGGATAACCTAATCTTATTTCTGGTCTTAAAGGTATACTTACACTACCTGTATAAGCTTGACCATTTCTTCTTGTCATTTCGGCTACAGCTATCATTTTTAATTGTTTAGCATTCATACCATATGGTACATGTACCTGTTCTGATCTTATACCATATTTTTTTATAGAATCAAAATCAGCATGAAATCCTATAGCTTCTAAAGAATCTAAAGTTTGATAAATAGGACCTGTTACTACAAGATAATTTACAATTTCATTTGAATCAAAAGATGTATTAAAATTTATTATATCTTCAGGACCTATTCTATAATATTTTATTTTAGAAATATCTAAATTATAAAAAGGAGGTTTAAATACTATTTCTCCATTAGTATCTACAAAAAATTCCATAAATACTTTTTCACATATAGCACTAGCAATTTCTAATTTAGAAAATATAGTAGATTCAGCACCATTTCCAAATAAATCAAATAAACCATATGGTTGTACTCTTGCTAATAATCCAAAATCTAAATCTAAATCAGCTCTTCTATCTGCTTGTTCTCCATATAATCCCTCTTTTTTATCTAAAAAACTAAGTAATTTATTTCTTATAACTTCAAATTTTATAGGACCTCTTAATCCATACATACGAAGAGGTATTTTTTCTAATTGATTACTTATAATTTCAGGATCATATTTTTCTGTAACTCCTAAACCAAATCTTTCATTCCAATATTTTATTGCTAAAGTAGACAAAGGTCCAAAAGTATCCCTAATAGGAAGTAAAGAATCAGGTATTATTCCAGTTTTAGACCATTTAGGATATACAAAATTAAAATAAGCCTCAGCCCCATTATCTCGATGTTGTATAAAAAAAGCATCTGTAAATAAAGCATATATAATTTCCCAAGCAGACATTTTCTCAAACACTGAAGGAAATCTTGAAGGAATGGCTCCCCCAAAAAAAGATTCAACCGCACTAGGATTAATAGTTATTTTTTGAAATTTCCACCAACTTAAAAAATCTTCACAACTTAAAGATAATACAACATTCCCATCACTATAATTCTCTTGTATACTTGTTATCATCCCCCAAAAAACAGGATAATATCGGGGACTATTATTATATTTTTGTTCTATAAATCTACCTTTCATATATATTTTTACTTCCATCATAGGAACAAAAAAAGGTACCCTAACACCATTAGGTAAAGTTATATAATAATCCTCATGAAGTCCTTTATATAAAGGAGCTATTATTTCTATATTCGCTTTTGAAGAACCAGGAGGAGAAATAGCACAACTAACACTTATAGATGTTATACCCCCCCTAATTTCTATATCTTGTGTTCTATTTGTTTCTAAAGGAGATAAAACCCTAGAACCTAATGCCCCATTTATAAGAACAAAAGCATCAGGAGCTAATTTTAAAACATTTCTTCTATAACTAAATTCTTCTAATGTAAATAAACCTGATCGTATTGTTGCCATAATATCCTTTTACAAAGATAAATTACCCTTTATTAAATTAGTTATATCTTTACCAGGAAGAGGATGTTTTGTTATTAATTTAGTAAAATCTAATGCATAATCAAGATCATTTTTAGCTCTTTCATGTAATACTAACCACATATTATCTAATATAGGAGTTGCTTCTATTTTAGGACAATCTAAAAAATTAGTATTATTTCCACATATTTTTCTTACACAAAAATCACAATGTGGAGGATATTTACCTCCATCCGTTCCTTCTCGTCCTATTACAGTACCTATTTCTACACTATCTCCTTTTTTTACTCTTATACTATCAGGATCTAAATGAAAATATCTAACATAAATAGGATCCCCTTTATACTCTGATTTTACTAGTACATAATTAGAACCCCCATAATAATAACTTTTTGTAACTAAAACAACCTCTCCATTTGTAGCAGAATATATTGTTCCTGTATGTGTTCTAAAATCACATTTTCCTCCATGATCTTCTGCATCTCGCCACCCTCTAGTTATTCTAAAAACCCCTTCTGGAACTACAACTACTCCTTCTTTAGTATAAAAAACACGTTCATCTTTTTCTTCTGTATCTGTATAATCATATAATTTAAAATCTGTTCTTTCTTCTATAGGAAAATATCTATTTAATTCTTCAGTGTCTAAACCTATAATAGGTTTAAAATCTATATCATATCCTTGAATAGCAACATGTACTTCATCATCTCTAAAATTATCATCTATTGCTAAATGTCCTTCTATACCTTGTAGATCTATTCCTAAACTAGAAACTATAAATTCAAAATTATACTCTATTTTATAAGGACTTTCTGCAGCATCTGTTAGACTAAAAGTACTAAAAGAACCTATATAAGTAGATCCATCATATTCTATTTTTATTTGATCCATTACATTTATTACTCTACTATAACCATCTTTAAATAAATTATTATTAGTAATACCATTAAGAAAATACCAACCATTATTTTTATATAATCCTATAAGATCCATTAAATTTATAAAACTAGCACTTCTTCTTCTAAAATAATTAGTTATACCTCCTTTACCATCCATTATAAAATAAAAAGCAGGAGATACTCCTGAAATAGTTATACTTATTTGTTGATTACCCCAAGCAGTATTAACCCATCCTTTTCTTGTATAAGAATTACTAAATTTATGACTTTGTGCTATTACAAGTTCTTTAGGATTGATAAATAAAATTAATTTAGCTTTATCTTCATTATTTTTAACATTATAAATAGAAATAGAAAATTCTTTATATTCTTTAGGTAAATTACTTAATATTTTCCAATTATTAGTATCAAGATCTAATACATTATTAACTACAGTATTAAATATTAATGCACCACCTTGTCTATCATATAATTTATTTAAAACATCTTTTGTATTTAAAAATAATTTGTCTTTTATCATACCCCTACCGTCCATATAGTTTTTTCTGCTTTATATACCCCACTATATAATAATCTAAAAGGTGATGTTGTATCTTCTGTAATATCAAAAGATTCAAAATAACCTATAAAAGTTACATAATCAAAAGTTATTCTTATATACAATCGTTCTCTTATCATACCATGTCTAGGATGTCTATTTTGAAAACTAGGGTTTTGTAATAAAAATCTGTTTGTCATTGAATATTCAAATAATTCTTTTTCTGTTGTTGGAGATTTTGTCATAGCATAACCATTAGGTTCTTGATATAAATAACCATTTGTTCTATATAAACTAACTAATTCTTTTAAAAATTTATAAGATTCTGAATAATTTCTAAATACAGATGTTAATCCTGTTCTTACATTAGCTTTATATTCTGCATTAAAAGAATAAGTACTTCCCGAAAAATTAATAGTATCTAAATCATCCCCCCAATGCTCTTCTACCCAACGAGTCATTGTATTATATCTATTAACTATTTTAGAAGAACTTATAGTTAAAGAATCTGGATTTGGAAATAATTTTAAAGCTATTATTCTAGAACCATCTTGAAATTCTATTAAAACGGGTTTCATATTTGAATCTACCATATCTATTATCATTGGTTGTATATTAGATGGTTTTTTTATATAAGGAGGTACTATTTCTACTATTGAAGTTTTATCAGAAGGATTATAACATATTTTCCAATTTTTAGTAGGTCCTAATATAAGTGTAGGTTCTGTACCTTCTATAGCATAAGTACTTTCTAATAACTCAGGATTTAAATATTTATCAAATTCAAAATTTGAAATATTAGATATAGTAGTACTCATAATTTTCCTATATTATTTTCTTTTTTGTTTTTCAAAAAACATTCTTTCAAATGTTTGTTCTATAGCAGGTTTTATTTTTTTCAAAAATTCTTCAGGATTTCCATTAATAGACCCTATAGTTATATTTACAGGTATACTAGGAGCCACAGTTTTTTCTGTTGGTTTTATACCTCTTAATAATTCAGTTATTCCCATACCTGTAAAATCTCCAAAACCTCCTTCTATACCTTTAGATATATTTTTAGCATTTACAACAATATCTCCTTTACTTAATAAAGCATAACCAGAATTTAATACTTTATAATCTTCTTTTGGTGTTACAGGTTTAATAGAAGCAAAAGAATAAATATCTCCATATTTTTTCTTTAATTTCTTTTCTACATCTTCTATAGATGCATAACCTGCTTTAACTTCAGTTAAAGCAGATTCTTTATATTGCTCAATTTGTTCTGCTTTCTTCTGAGCACCAGGTATTACTTCATGATAATATTGTTTATATTTATCTCCCCCTTTAAGATATTTTAAACTTTCTAATAAATATAAAGAAGATTCTATTTTTTGTTTTTCTTTTGATAATTTTTTTATTTTATCTAAATCTTCTTCTGTTTTTTCTTTTTTTGATTCTAACGCCTCTAAAGATTTTTTAACATTTTCTAATTCTTTTTTTCCAATTAATTCTCTAGCAAAAATATCTTCTAATTCTCCAAATAATTTACTCTTAAGAAAATCTTCATGAGTCATCGTTCCTTTATCTTTACCCGTTCTTATTTTTTCTACTTCATTTAATATAGCTCCAGTACTCCTCTCCATACTTATTATACCTTGAGCCATTGCTCGCATAGGTTCACTATTAGCAACTACATATTTAGCGTACTCTTTTTGAATCTCTGCTAATTCTTCAATCGTAGCTGTATTTTTTACTAAATCATCTAATCTAATAGCTTCCTCTCTACTAGTTTCTCCTGTTACTTTTTCTATAGGTTTTATTCCTTTGAAAACAATTTCCTCTAAATCTTTTTCTGTAGCTTTGCTTCCTTTTTCTAATAAATCCATTACTATTGATGGATATTTTTCTAAATTTTTCATTATAACATCAGCATCTAAACCTTGTTGCCTTGAATAAGTAGTTACTGCTTCTTCAATAGCATTCATATTCATTCTACCATCTTTTATACCACTATTTATAAGATCTAATAATTTTTTTCTTGCTTCAGATCTCATATCTTCAGTAGGTAACTTTTTAAACATTTCTTCAAATTCTTTATTAATACTACTCGCAGATACTTTCATTGTTCTAAAAGTATCTATCATTTTCATAGCATAATCATCAGAAGTTCCTGTTAATTTTTTTACCATTTCCACAACAACTCTAGTATTATTTACATCAAATACATCAATACCTTGTTCCTTTTTTAAATTACTAAAAAAAGTTCCTAATTTTTCTGTTGTTTTATCTGATAACAATTCAAGATACATAGCCATATTTAAAGCATCACTTTTAGCAGCGCTACTAGCTTGAGCATATCTTCTTCTAGTTAAATCTAACTTATTTTTTTCAACTTCTATTTCTTGTTTTATTCTATTTATTTCTTCTTCTGTTGTGGCTTTTCTTAATTCTTCTTCTTTCATTTTTATATTTTGTTCACGTTGTTCTATTTCCTTTGAAAATTTTTCTGATAATTTTTCGAACTCTTTTCTATAAGATTCTACTCCACCAGTCATTTCCATAAAAGCTATTGCTATGTTTTTATCCATATTTTTAAATAATTCAATAGTTTCTTGAGCCTGTTTTTGAGCATCTTTAAATCCCATAGCTCCTTGTTCTTGAAAATTTTTAAGAGTATTAGAAGCTGCTTTTAAAAAATTTCCATAATAACTTAAAGATTCCGCTGCTGCATAAGTAGCTTGATAAAATTTTTGAGATTGTATACCTGCTTTAGCAGCATCATAAGATAATACTTTAAAACTATCTACAACATCATCTATAGAAGCTTGTAAATCAGTCATTTGCTCTCCTAACATTGATCCTGCTTCTTCCATAGTAACACCAAAATTTAAATGTGTTTTAGCAGCTTCTTCTATTATTCTAGAATATCCTCCACTAACACGTGTTAATATACCTTGCAAAGACATCCCAGCCCCTGCTACACCACTAAACATATTTTCAATTTCTTCAGCTCTTAATCCATATCTTAATTGTAAATTTAAATCAAAAATAGAATCCCTAAATTTTTTCATAGATGTACTTACATCTTTCATTAATACTGTAGGACCTTGTAATTTTAAAAATGTTTTATTAAATTGTTTTAAAAATTTATCCATATCACTAATAGTTTGTACTGCTTTAACTATACCACTAATAACCACAGCTAATATTCCTAAAGGACCTAAATTTTTTAAAGCTCCCCCTAAAACTTGAAAAGCAGAACTTACAAGAGATAAACTTTTACCAGACATTTTAGATAATTTACTTAATCGCTTTAATTCTGAACCTAATCCTTTAAAAGTACGTACAGCTTCTAATCTACTTTTTAAAGTAGATCTTGGAGAAACTATTTCTCCCATTGCTCTAAAACGTTCTTTAGCAATTTCCACCCTTCTTTCTGCCATTGCATCTTCTATTGATTTTAAATGCTCACTTTCTTTTACTTTTTTAACTAAATTATTTAATATTTCTTTATCTTCTTTAGAAATTTTCTTTATTAATGTATAATATCTGTATTGAGTATCTAATAAGAAATCAGTTCCTTCTAATTGTTTTTTAAGAGATTCTAATTGATCTTCGTTTATTAATTTTAAGTTAGATTCTGCTTGATATATATCACCTATAATTCCTTTTCTTTTTTCTAAAAATTCATTCATTTCTATACTACTATTTTTTATATCACCTGATTCTAACTCATAAAGTTCTTTTAATTTATCTCTTAAAGAATCTGCACCTCCTTTTATTTTAGAAAAATTATTTGTTATATCTTCTAAATTTTTATTATATTTTTTTACTTCTTCTTTTAAATTTTTTATTGATTCTTCTTGTTTCTCTATATCATTAATAATTTTTTTATATTCTTCACTTTCTTATATCATATAATTTATCCATTAACTCATCTTCTTTATCTGCTAAATCACTATAAACATCTGATAAAGTAGTTAATACATCTACTTCTCTTTTTCTACTATTTATTAAACGTACAAGATCTTTATTTTGTTCCTCTTCTTTTCTTAATAAATCTCTTTTAGCATTTTTAAGTTTATTAATTAATTCTATTTGTGTTTTTAAATCATTTAACTCATTAGGAGTCATTTTTACTCTCCTATCTTATTATTCTTTTACTTATTTTTTTTATATTTAATCCTATTTTTTTTAAATCTTCTTCATTAGCTGCTCTAGAAAATTCCATTTTATCTTCATCTATTTTAGCTTTATTTATAGATACTTTTTGTTTTTTTTCTTTTTCAAGTTGTTCTTTTTTCTCTCGTTGCTTTTTTAACCATTCTTCAATAAATAAATCATGTTTATCTTTATATCCTGATGCTTGTCTATAAAGTTCTTTAACTAAATCTTCTCTTGTTAATAAAGGAGCAACCCATTCTTCTCTTTTCCTTTCATTCTCAATTTCTCTTTTTTGATTATAGCCATACTTACAAATTTCTTCTCTCAATTCTTTTATTTCTTTTTGATGATTTTCATAATTTCTAGTTATAGCTTTAGCTGCTTTATTATTATTAGATCCTACTATTAAAATAACTAAATTTAATAACTTATTATATTCTTCTTCTTCATCTATTTTTTTATTTATATAAATCCAATTTTCTATAACATTATTTAAACCTAATTCATCTATTCCTTTTATCCCCACATAAGAAGATCTATTATAAATATCCATAATAGACCATAAATATCTAGATTTTGAAGAATAACAAAATCCTTCTAAATATTTTAAAGATTCTGAATAAACATTATTTAAATTAGTAATTATTTTTATTAATATATTAGTAATAGGTGAAGGTAATTTATTATAAAAATTTATTAATTCTGGTATTTCATATTCTTTAAATAATATTTTTTCATATAAAAAACCATAACAAATTATTTTTTCTATATTTTTATAAGCTTCATCTACAATCATAATAATTTTAACTAACTATCATTTTTATCTTCTTCTATTTTTTTCAAATTTATACTTTCTTCCTCTTTTTCTTCTTTTTTTAATCTTTGTTCTCTTTCTTTTTCTCTTTCTTTCGGTGTTTTATACCATTTATAATTTATTTCTTTTTCTATTTTAGATTCTATTTCTTCTTTAAAATCAATATAAGCATCAAATAAAATATCTATTATTTTAATAGGTATTTTACTTATTATTTCTTCTTTTATATAAATAGATCTTTCTTTTTGTTCTTTTTTTCCATCTATTTCTACTTCTACAATAAGAGGTATTTCAATACCGTTAATTTTCCTTATACTATAAGAAAGTATTTGAGATCTTGTTTTTTCATAAAAAAGTAAAGGTTCCTCTTCTTCTTTTGGTAAAGAACTAACTTTTTGTTCTTCTTCATAAGTTAATAAAGAAATCTCAAATTTCATATCCCCTATAATAACTTCTTTAGTATAATTAAGTTTTTGTGATAACTCTTTTAAAGCATCTAAAAACATTTAAATCTCCTTTTTAAATTTAAATAATATATAAAAATAAATATTTTATATTCTTATTTTTAAAATTTTAAGATAGGCTTAGTGAAGAGAATTTTCTATTTTTTATATTATATAAATATGGAAATAAATTTAATATATATTATCTTATATAAATCTTTTTTTCACTATAACCTAATCTTTAAGTAGTTACACCTCCACTAGGTCTTCCTGTAGATACCGCTCCTACTAATAAATTAGTTTCTGGATTAGCTATTCTTGAAATAGCATTCAAATTAAAATAATCTCCTAATTCAACATAATCTTCACTTGTACTTGCTATAATATCAGTAACATTAACAGTTACATTTTCCTGTACAAGAGCAGCATCTGCTGCATAAGATACACTATAATCACTTATCCAGCATCCTTCATAATAAGTTAATATAGCATCTAATTCTCCATTTAAACCATTAGGAGTAAGTCCAGGAGTATCTCCTCCTTTTCCTTCTATTACAGCGGGTAATCTAGAAATTACTATTTCTTGTACAATATCAAAAGGCCATTTATGGTGCCTTAATGATCTTACTATACCATCTATACCACCTTTATAACCAAATACCTGAAAAATCATAGATAAATATTGTGCAGTTCGTACAACACTAATAGTCATTGGTTCTGTCATTCCAGGAACTAATTCAGCAACATGATCTCCAAAACCAATCCCTCTTACAGGTTCTATAGTTCTACTTTCTGAAGGATCAAAACTACTTAATACTCCTATTTGAAAAGCAGTAGTTTGATTTCCATCAGCTGGTATAGCATATATTTTATTTTTTGAACTTATTAAAGACGCTGTTTCAGGAGTTACTCCTAACCTATGTATATAAGTATCTCTATCTCTAGCAGCCATTATTTACTCCCCTGTTAATTTTATTTAAAAAATTTTAATATATCAAACCTAGTTCCTTTATATCAGAAGGAGTTATTTCTATTTCATCCATATTTGGTAACAACTCTACTCCTTCTACAAAACTGAAATTATTACTAGCTTCTTTTCTAATTTCCCCCTTAGATTTTTTCACCATATCACTTTTTATACTTTTAGAAATATCTGGAGTCTGTTTATTTTTTAAAGTATCGGGTTTCTGAGGAACTTTTTCATGTACCCCTTCTGGAATTTGATTTTTAGTTAATTTTCTACCTGTATCACAACATACAGATTTATCCATTGCTACAATTTCTCGTACAAGATTATCTTTTATTAATTCAGAAGCTTCTCTTGTCCAATAAGTATAAATAACATCATCTCCCATATTTAAATTATCTTTTTTTTCATCTTCCTTATTAAAATCAATATTTTCTACATTACTATCACCATCATCATTTTCTTCTTCATAATCAACAAGATATTTTAAATCTTCATTTAATATCTCTCTAAATTTTTCATCTGACATTTTGTTCAAAACAAAAGACATTGCTTTTAAATCCCTCTTAAAAGGGGTATTATCTTTAAATATTGTTGATAGATTTTCTAATCTTTTTGCAATAGATACTCGATTCATATTTTTAACTCCTTATTTTATAAAGTTATAAACTTTGTCTCAAATTTAATGTTACTACTATCCAATTCAAAGGAAATACTGGACTATAATAAGCTTCTACATCTAAAGTAGAAGGATCTTGTTCATTCTGTTTTACACTTATACCTGTAAAATCATATATAATTTCTTTTTGTTTTAAAGCCTTAAAAAAAGATCCAACACTATCTTTAACTTGAGCTTGTATTTTTGGTAAATTTTTAACACCTATATATCTATCTAAAGCTCTTCTTAAACCTTGTTGTACATAATGTTTAACTTCTATTATTCTTGGGTCTCTAGTAACTGCTGTAGAAGTATCAGTTGTTATATAAAATAATATTTTTATAAAAGGTGTTTGTTCTTCTAATACAGTACAACCAGCATTTGCTACTAAAGCTGCTGTTACATTATCTAATCTCCTATATAATCTTTTAAATCCTACAAGAGTACTATTAGTTAAAGTAGTAGCAATATCTGAAGCTGGGGAAACATCTCTACCAGATATAGCGGCTGCAATCATAGATCCATCTACTACATATTCAGTTTCATTACCATAAGCATCTGTAATCCCTATTACAGCACCATCAGGATAAACAGCTGTTATTTTTTCAGATTTTATATTTTGAACAGATCTAATAACCTCTTCTGGAGTAGTCCCTATAGCAAAACCTACAATAGAAGTTCTTTCATTTTTATATCTAATGCTAGATTGAATAGCATTAGAAGATTTTAAATAACTTATTACTTCAGAATTAGTAGTTAAAGGTTGTATTAAAGAAGGACGTATCCCATTAGGTAAAGGTTCATTAAAAGCATCTATACCTTCTATATAACTTTCTACAGAAGCATCAGTAGAACCTTCTGCTCGTTTTATTTGTTTTAAAGCTACTGCTTGTGCTCCATTTAAAAAAGCAAGATTAGCTGCAAGACTTAATTTATTATTTATTGTAATAGGTCCTGCATATTTAATAACATCTCTCATATTAGTAAAAAATTTAACACCATAATCTGTTTTTTCTTTATCAAAAGTAACATAATAAATATCACCTATTTCAGGTTCATTACCACTTTTATTATATGTATTAATAATAACACTATCATAAGTATTATCTATTGCTCCTCCATTAGTAGAAGAAACTACTAAATTTATTCCTGGAATAACTCTTACAATATCATTACTTGTAGTAATATATAATTGTTCTTCTACAGAAGAAGCTGAAGGATTTCCTATATCATAAACAATATGATCTCCACTACTAGGATTAAATAAACCTGTATCACCTGTAAAAGTAATTCTAAAACCAGTCATAGGATCTATATAAGTTTGACCTATAAAACCCGTATTAGCTCCATCTACTGTTATAGATCCTGTTTTACCATCTTCTGTAAAAGAGGGACCTTTTTTAGAAGATACTGTAAATCCTCCTACACCATCAAAAGTAATAGTTACTCTCTCAACAGAAGCTTTTAAAGGATTTACTTGAGCATTAAATGCTCCTGTTCCTGCATAAACAGGAGAAATATCTCCAGATACATATGTAACTGCTAAAGCATTTCCACTTGCTCTAGAAGATATTACATACTTACCTATTCCTGTATTACCAGAAACTTTATTAACAAGGGTCCATTTTTCATTTATTAAAAGATTTTCTCTATAAGTTACAAAAACAATTTCTTCTAAAGTTTGAGAAGGAGATACTGCTAATGTTATTTTATTTCCTCTAATTTTAGTTACTGTAACAGGTCCATTTGCATAAGCATGTAACCAAGTATCTCCTACATATGCTATAATATCATTAGGATCTTCAGTAGGAGTTCCTGTACCATCTCCTTTTACAGGAATAGAAGGTAATAAAAAGTCTTTATTACCATCTTTATTAATTACTTCTCCTCTTGCATTTTTTTGAATAGTATCTCCTACTATATAAGGATCCAAAGGAGTAGATACTCTACCATATACCCAAGTATCTGTTAAAGAAGCAGAAATATTATTAATAAGAGGATTAGATCCTATTGTATATAAACCTTCTTCTACAGATACTGAATGACCCCAATGTAATTTATTATCATCAGTTAAAACACAATCTTCACCTACAGAAAAATCATTAGTATCTTGACTAAGACCTACTTTAGTTATTCTATCTACTTTAGAAGCAGGTAAAATATCATAAGTATCTTGATAATTATTTGTAAAATAAGAAACTAGTAAAGTAGAATTTAATGCAGGAGCATCTTTTAATGTAAAAAGACCCTCAGAACCTTCTAAATTTATAACTTCAACTTCTATACCATCTACAGTTACTTTAAAAACCTTAACTTCTCTTTCGTATTCATCCCCTATAACAGTAGGATCTGGATTATAAAGAATATTAACTGTATTATTTATATCTGCATTAGTAGCATTTCTTCCGCCATTATCCCCTTTTACTATTCTAAGACTCTTTACTTTAAAAGTTTTTGTAACTCCATCTACTTGATTTGAAAGATCTTCATTTTCTATATAAGTATCTCTTCTTTTATAATAATAATTAGCTCTTACTTCATCTCCTGCTTTAGGAACTTGAGCTAAAGTAACTTCTCCTGTTAAACCATTTACAGCATTTACTGCTACATTTTCTCCATTAACAGTTACAATTACACTATTAGGAGAAGTAGCGACTTTTCCACTACCATCTCCTGTTACTATAGGAAAATTTTTAACTTTAAATTTATTTTCAGTACCTGTTAATTGTACTACAGGGCTATTAACATCCTCATCTAAAATAAGATTATCTGCTATAGCAGAAGAACCTCTAATCATTTCAAAATTGCTTACTCTTAAAGTTTCAGAAGATACCCCTATAAAAGCAGGTATACGAATATCTCCTGTAGTAGAGACTCCTGCTGCTTCCATATTAGTTTTTACATATACACCTGGAAATACAAAAGTTTCTAAAGGTCCTATTGCCATTGTTCTCTCCTTTATTTTCTATTCATTTTTTCTTTCAATTTTTTATTAAAAATTTTATATATATATTTTAATTATTTAAATCTATTAGTTTATATTTATATTATATATATTAGAAGAATATTAATAACCTTTCTATTCTACTAAAATTGCTCCTGGACCGTCAAATTGAGAAATTCCTTTTTTCATTCTTTCTTTTCTATGCTCTTTTAATGCTTCTGAATATTCTTTTCTTAATTCTATTTCTTTTTTATTTCCTAAATGCATTATAGGACTATATTTTCCATCTGAATCTTTAGGAATATTTATTATCTCAGGTACTTTTCCTTTCCATCTTTTTTCTTGTCTTTTTTTATATCTCTCTTTCCATTTTTCATTATAACTTTGCCATTTTTTTTCTGATTCTTTACCTACAACTTTATCTATTTCTTTTGATGTATAAACAGTGTCTTTTTTTGGATTTATATCTATATTTATTCCAAAAGTAGATATTTTTCTTATTGTATTACCATTACATATTTTACATTTAATAAGATCCCTTTTTTCATATGAAGTTATTTCTTCAAATTCTAAACCACAATTTTCACATTTATATTCATATAAAGGCATAAAAACTCCTATATTATATAAATTTACATTTTAATTATTATATTATTATTAAAAGATTATCAAAAATCAGATATATTTTGGATATCCTATTCTGGGATAAGAAACTACAAAAGGAATATCATTAGCTTTTAATTTTAATTCTAATATTTTTCCTTGATTAGTAACAATATAATCTTTTGCAGAAATATATTTATAAATCTTAGAATCAATATCTAAAATTTCAGTTAAGAAAGGTATAAATTTTTTCCATTCTGTCATTATTTGTAAATTTATAGAATTTTTATAATAAAGATCTCCTGTATTATCATCATAACTATCTTCAACTTCTCCTGAAGGATCCATTTCTTCTATTGTTATTCCTTCATCTATTAATAATTGTCTTCTATTACACCATATATCTTCTATAATATGATCTGTTAAATTTGATAGTTGTTTAGGATCTCTAGCAAAAATTTCTATATCAAAATTCATTGAATAATGACCACTTTTCATACTTGCTACAGGTTCTCTTTGAGGATAAACTAAAACTACTACTTTGTCATTAACTACTCTTTGATTACTAAAAGATAATATTACTCCAGGAATAGCATCATTAACATAATGAAATTCATCTGGTATTGTAAAAGGTCCTAAAGGGTCACCTACATACCTATATGTAGCATATAAAGTAGTATCTTTTTCTAAAGGATGTAAAAATATTATAGAACCATCTTCATTTAATATATAATCTATATTTTTTTCTAAATATATTTTATTACTCTTTTCAGATTTTTTAAAATAAAGAATATCAAAATCTCCATATATATTACTATGTTGTAATTGAGCAGATAACTCTAATCCTGTTGTTCTTTCTATAACTTTTTCATCTTTAATTAAATAAAAAGGATCTATAATAAATTGAGTCTCTGAAATAATAGTAATATAATATCTACCTGGAGGGGCTATATTACTATAATAATAAGAAACAATTAAAGTAGACCCTTGTGTAGGAGCTTGAGATAAAGCAAAAATACCTTCTTTTCCATCTACAAATTCAGGTAAAACTTGAGTACCATTTAAAAATACAATTATTTGTCTAAAATTATCCGCTATATTAGTATTATTTAATCCAGATAATATAGGTTTTTTTGATACTTTAAAAAATCTATTATCACCAGTAACTTGAGCAGAAAGATCTTCATTTTTTTGTAATTTAGTTAAATTATTAAAATCTTCCCAAACCCATTCTAAAAAATTTCCTTCATGATTTTCAGCTCTAGCTAGTGCTACATGACTTTTTAATGTCCCTGCATGATCATCTGCGGATAATTTTATTCTTGAAGAAGAAGCATTTTTTAAAACAACGCCCATCATAGGACGTTCTTTATAAGGAAATTTATGAAAAACTTCTACTTTATCTCTAAAAAGTTGATGCCTTTGAATGGACCATGTTAATTCATCCATTATCCGGCTTTTTATAACTCTTAATAAATTATTTTCCATTTTTATTCTTCTAATTATATCCTATCTTATAATTAAAATAATAATTAGAAGAATATTAATAATTTTTTTATTATTCAACAAACTACCATTATTTAAAAATAAATAAATAAATTTTTAACTAAGAGCTGCAATCAATAATCCTTTTGCGACATCATTTAAAACATCTTTAGCCATTCTTATTTCTGATATATTTATAGGAAAATTATCTCTTTCTTTTTCAAATTCTTTTTTAAAAAATTCTAAAAAATTTATAGCTTTTGTAGTTCCCCCACTAATAATCCAAGGTATAGATTCTGGTAATTCTATTTTACTATCACTCTTTTTAAATTCCTTTTTTATATTTTCTATTACATAATGTATTAAATTTTTATAATATATAACAAGAGCTTCTCTTTCTCTTATTTGTTTAGGATCCCCCACTTCTGGATTCAATAAATCAATTCCTCTTTCTTTTATAGACATCAATTTAGTTGAAGTACTTCCTACAGCTCGTGCTGCTGAAGAATCTATATAATCTCCTCCTCTACTTACACTAAAAGACATACCTATCATAGTTTGATATACTAAAGCTGTATTAACCATACCAGCTCCAAAAGAAGAAGCAAGTGCTGTAAAACCTTCTGCAGCACAATTTGAATATACTATAGCACTAGCTTCATTCATAGGTTGTGCTTTAAACCCAAAAGATTCTATTATTTTTTTAAACATAGATTCATGATATATTACATCCATCTCTTTATCAATAGCTTTAGCAGGGATAGAATAATAAACCATTTCATCTTCATAATTAGGTTCGCCTATAACTTTTTTAAGAAGAATAGCAAGCATTTTTTCTGCTTCTCGTTCTCCTGCTGAAATAACTCCTTGACTTAAAGGTCTTTTAACTTCTTTTTTTAATAAATTTGCTATATTTAAAGCGGGTTCCCCTATTATATATACATTATCTTTTTCCTGTATATAAGAAATATTAGACATTTTTAACATATTTAATACAGGAGGATCAGCCTCTATATCTAAAAAAACATTTCTTATAGATTTTATTTCTATATCTGAACTATTCTTTTTTTGAATAGCACATACTATATAACAAGTTCCTATGTCAAGACCAATAGCCATAAAACCTCCTTTATTTATCCGATTTAAATTTTAATTCTTTTAACTTTTTTAAAGATTCTGAAATATTATTATTATTTTCAACAGTTCTTACTTCAAGCTTAATATTAGAAGTAGCATCCTCTACAACAATATTAGGTACATAAACTTCTTCTTTTTCATAATTAAAATCTTCTATTTCTTTTTCATCTTTATAATCTTTTTGATTTAATACTACCTTAAGATTATTTATTATTTCTTTAGTAACTTTTTCTATATCAATATTATTATTTTCTTTTTTTATAGATTCTTTAAAAGTATTAAAATCTATATTAGTTAAATTCTTTTCTAGTTTTTCTATTCTATCTAATATATCGAGTAATAATTCATTACTAGGTGAAGATTTTTGTTCTATATTTTTTTCTAAATTATAAATTTTTTCTAATAAAAGATCTATTTTATTAGAAACATCTTTAGAAGAATTTTCTGAAGAATTAAAAGATATATTTAAATCTTTATCTTTATTTAAATAAAGATCTTTAGTTTCTTCTACTTTCTTAAGAATTAAAAGATCTTTTCTTTCTATTGCTTTTTTTAAATCTTCTGAACTTTGATATTGTGCATCTGTATATATTTTTTGTTGTTTATAATAAACACAATCTCCAAGATCTTTTAATTCTACTTTCCTGGGAGAATTACCAATAATAATATACATATTATATTTATATAAATTTGAATTTTTATTTTTAAAAACATATTATATTTTAAAATATATCATATTTTTTTACTGCATTCCAAAAATCTTCACCCATAAAATCCTGCTCTTTTATACAAGCATCTTTTTCTGGCATTTTTTCAAATTTTGGAGGTTCTTTCTTAGGTATTTTTACTAAATCCTTTTCTTTCTTTTTATCCTCTGTATCCTTTTTTTCATCTGTAACAATTTCTTCTACAACTCCTTTATCAAGAGTTTTATTTTCTTGTTCTTGTTCTTGTTCTTGCTCTTGTTTTTGTTCTTCTTCTTCCTGCTTTTCTTCTTTTTCTTGTTCTTTTTCTATATCATCAAAATTTTCTTTATCCTTATTTTCTTTTATCTCAGATTCATCTTCATTTTCTATTTTAACTTTTTTATCATCATCTTCACTAGCTTCTATATAATATTTTTCACTATCCTCTGTGGGAAGATACATCATTTTTCCATTACAAGCAAAGCATTTAACAACATCATTAACTGTTACTTTAGGAGCTTTAATATTCAGTTCTTTAGCTGCTGTCTTTCTTTTCTTATTAATATCTGCCAATGTCGCAGTATGATTACAATCTAAACAAACAAAATATGTGTTTTCTTCTGCTTCTTTTTCTAAATCACAAGCTATTTTTAATAATTTTTCTACAGCATTTTCAATATTACTCATAACTCCTCCATCTAAAATAATATTTTTACTTTAAATTTTTAAAATAAATTAAAAGATTATTAATTTAATAAACAATATTTTCAAAAGTTACTGTTCTACCTTTTAATTGATATTGTTCTAATACTTCTGGTTTAACTGGAATAACAGGACTTGCATCTGTTGGTTTATCTTCTCTATAAGCATTCCAAGAAGGAGGTATTTGATTTTGTCCCCCATAAATAGGTATTCTATATCTAGGATCTTTTTTATCTAAAGGGGATAACATAAAATGTTGTTGATATATAGTACCTCTTGATCCTTGAGGATTAACATGTGCTATAGAAAACCTATCATTATTTTGACGTACTATAAAATCACGATCATTTAATAAAGGATAAGGTCCTGTCCAAGTATTCCAATCATATGATACATGTAAACCCATATCTAATAACTGGACTGTTTTTTCAGCTTCAGGAGGTGCTATAATAATATCATAAGGACCTTCGTATCCCCCTATATAAGAAGTACCATAACAAATAGGACAATCATTTTTACTTATTCTATATTGTTCATCCCAACAAGGGCATCTTTCTCCAAACCATTTTCTTATAAATACTTTTACTCTTTCTCCCCCTTGTTCTAAAATCCATTTATTTCTTCTAATAGCTTCTGCCCAAATCCAATCTATTCTCTCCATATCATATAAGCTATAAGCTTCAACTTCATTTAAAGGAGTTTCTTTTATTTCTCCTGTACTATCTCTTACTACAGTAGTACATTTATAATAAATTTTTCTATTTATATCTGTACTTATAAGATTATTAATATAAGTATAAGAAACTCTTATTTCTCCACCCTTATTTAAATCAGGTAATAAAGGAAAATCTAACCTATTATATTTATGATTAAAAACTTTTTTATTTATTAAAAATATTTCCCCTGTTTCCCCAATAACTTTAAAAGCGGGTACTATTTTAAAATCATCGTTGCTAGTTTCTTTTATTTCTATTTGTACATATTTAGGATGATTAGCTATTTCTCCATTAGTACCAGGTATAACTATAGGTTTATAATAAGTATGGATTATCCAATCCCCATTAACGTTAGTACCTGGTATTAATCTACCCCCCGCTATAGGATCTTCTCTATCAACCCATACTTCTTTAGTTTCATCCCTATAAAATAAAGATCCTATAGGGGTATCATTTAATAAAATATAAGGACCTTCAGGAGTATCATAAGATTTATATACATTAACACCTAAAATATTAAAATCATTATTTTCAGCATATAAAGAAGGAGAATCCCATCTTATATCTATAACACCTATTAAATAAGGGCTAGTTATAAATACATTCTTAGGAGCTAAAGGAAGACTAAGAGGTTTATCATTATTTCCTCTATAAGGTAAATTAAAATCAGGTCTTCCATAATTATATATAAAATTATGTGGATTATCCATTATTTAATCCTGTTTCTCCTATTATAGAAAATATTTTTTTAGAT